TATAACGAGAGAATGCTTCACCCATTGGAGCATTTTCCTGTTTGTGAGTATACAGCCTATAGTATTCAATTATCTCTTTATGCTTATATGTATAGTTCGATGACAGGTAAGCATGTTGGTAAACTTAAGATATTTTATAATCATGAAGATAAATGGTATAGTATACCAATTACATATGTAAAAGATACTATTGAAAAAATATTACTGCATATTAAGTAAGTTAGATATGAGTAATTCTGTAGAAGAAATAGACATTATAAGCGAACTTAAAAATTTTTCAGATCAGAATATTATTGATGTTTATTTACCTACATTAGGTCAAACGGTACAAATAAAGAAGTTAAACGTTAAGCAGCAAAAAAGTTTGTTACTTGTTGCATTAGAAGATGCAATGAGTATATTAAATTTTAATATAGCTTTATACGAAATTATAGAGGAAAATATAGTAGATAAGAAAAATGTAGATGTTACTAAATTAACATCGATTGATAAAAATAGTATTATTTTTCATTTACTATTAGATGATGCAACAGATAATAGCGAGCTAACTAAGTCTCAATTAACAACATTAGTCAACAATTATAAAAAGTCCAAAAATACCACACCGTCTTCTATAACTGTAAAGCAAATTACTTTAAATTTAGCTGTACCTACTTTATACACTGATTATAGATTTAATAAAACATTATATAGTAAATATACTTCAGGTGTAACTAATAGAAAGCAATTTATAGATGATACATATCTAATTGAAATTGCTAAGTATATTCAATCAATTGATGTTGCAAAATCGCAAAAAAATAAGGTTACAACTAATCTTTTAGATCAAAAAGTAGATGGTATTTTAAAAATAGTAGATTCATTACCAGCACTGACAAAAATACTTACATATATGTCAGATGTAAAAGATAATGAAACACAATTAAACACCGTTGATGGTAAAGCTGTTGATATAAATCCCACATTATTTATATAAAAAATAACAGCAAATTCTAGCTATATTATTATATATTGTTTTACAATATAAATATTAATATGGCAGATATTTTAGGTGATGTAAATGTAGCTAGTGCTATAGATAACTTAGCTAAGTCTATTGAAAAGAGTAACACCAAAATACTGGCTGCATTACAAAAGGTTACAAATGTAAAAACAACAAGTGAACAAGCTGCACCTATAATGGATGAGGAAGCAGTGTTGAGAAAAAAAGGTAAGGTATTTAAAGAGGTAACCAATGTAAATATTGCTGAATTTAGCAAAACAGCATTAGATCAATTAACAAAAACTCTTAAAGGTATAATACCATTACCTGAAAAACAAAAACAACAAGATAAAAAACCAGAAGATTCTTCATTTTTGAAGAAACTATTAGCATTAGCTCCTTTATTATTACCTCTTGCTGCGTTAGCGTTAAAGTTTTTAGCAGGTTTATCAGGTGATAAATTATTTGAATTTCTTGCCAATTTATTTCCTAAGCTTTTTAACATAAAAAAAATTGCTGAAGTTTTATTTAAAGCAGTAGCTAAATTAGGTGATTATATATCTGATGCTTTTAAATTATTAAAAGAAACTAAGTTAGGTAAATTTTTCACACAAATTGGTGATGATATTGCAAAGTTTTTCAAACCAATAACTAACTTTTTAAAGGAAAATAAAATACTCAAAACAATATTCGGTGAGAGTGGTATTTTACAAAAAGTTTTTGGTGATGGGGGGTTCTTTAGTAAAATGTTTGGTAAAGGTAGTGTTTTTGCTAAAATTTTCGACACTGCTGGTGATGCTACTAAAATATTAACCGGTGGGGTTTTTGGTAAACTATTTAAAGGTATTGGTAAGTCGGTACTAAAGAAATTACCTATATTAGGTTCTATATTTAGCTTTTACGATGCTTACAATGAAATATCTAGTGGAGATTATTTAAGCGGATTTACAAGTTTGTTTAGCGGTATAGCAAATCTTATACCCGGGTTAGGTACGGTTATTTCAATAGGTTTAGATTTAGTTAACTTTTTATTTAAAAGCGATACAATGGAAGCTTTTAAAGGAGATTTAAATAAAGGTCTATTCACACAAGCATTTAGTAAATTGGGTGATGTTATTGGGGAAAAAATACCATTTTTAAAATGGTTTAATAATTTAGCTGAATACATAGGTGGGTCATTGTCAGGTGATCAAGAGTCAATTATTAATTTATTCAGTCAGTTTGGACTTGGTAATTTTATAAAATGGATGTATGGTACACCAACCCAACAGCAAGAAATGTTAGAATCAAGTTCGGGTATTAACGGTATACTTATAAATTTTAGTCAAAAGATTACCGAAACTATAAATTGGTTTTTAGAAAAAATACCCGGTAGTGTACAAGAGTTGTTGACAGGTGCTTATGAAAAAGCTAAAGCAAAGATTAAAGGTTTAATAGGGTTGGGTGGAGATGACTACGATGCTAAGAAAACACAAAGTGAATTAGAGGAAAAATTAGAACGTAAAAAACGTGAAAAACTTGAAAAAGAGCAAAACAATCAAGCAATTCAACAACAAGAAATGCTTAATGATTTTATTGCTAAGAATGAAAATGTGGTTAAAAAGGGAGATACTGTTAGGAAATTTTCACAAGATGATACTGTTGTCGGATTCAAGAAGGGTGGAGAATTAGATAAAACTGTAAAAACTATTATTAACCATTTACAAAATCTTACTAATAATGGTAATGAATATGTAAATTTAGCTAAAGAGCAAGTTAAAGCTTTGCAAACATTAATAGATAAAGCTAATAGTAATGTTATTACAAGTAATGTTAATAATAACAGTTATATATTAAATCCAAGTTCTAGCGTTAGAAGCTTTAGAGCTGAAGCTATAAGTTAGGCAATAAATATTGTTAATGAGTTACCCTTTTAATTTTTCGTTTTTATATGGCGCCGAGAATGATGGTACCGTACCACCATTAGCGGTACCATCATCATTTTCGAAAAATAACCAACCGGGTCAGGATTACAATTTTCAAGCTTTTAATACAGTTAGTAACTTTGTAACTAATAATATAGGTGGTAATAGTTTTGTTCAGGAAACAGTTAATAATTACCCAACATCTTCGTTAAATGATGTAATAGCATACTATAAAAATAATCCAAATAAAAAAGTAGATTTAATTGATGTTGTTAACGACTTTAGATGGACAATATCTCCAAAAACAAGTAGAGGTGATGTACCATATATTTGGTTAAATGAGAGATATATAACACTTAACGCTCTATTAAATCAAGCAGTATACGGTATATCTGCAGTGCTAGACAATAAAGGTGCTCAATTTTTAGCTAAAACTGCAAAAGAAACTGCACAACAATTTGATTCAGCAGTCACATCACTTAGCAGTATGGGGTTGTATAATTCAGTAAAAACATTTTTTAACGATTTAGGTCAAGATGCATCTATTGCAGGTAATAAACTTTTAGATAAATTCGGTATAGTTGACACTTTAGGACCTGTTTTAGAATCACCGTTAACACCTTATAAAGGTTTATACTATACAGTCGAGACAGGGTTCAATTATAAATTACCTTTATTTACTAGTGAGTTTTGGAATACGAGCAATTCATTTACCGAGAGTGCTAGTGAGGGTAATAGTTCATTTGTAGCGGGGTTAGTTGATACCCTTAAAACAATGGGTCCTGGATTAGAAGCTTCAAAACTATTCAATGTAGCAACTAATCAATATGGTACATATGTTGAGTTTCCAAAACAATACGCATTATCATCACCTAATACATACACTATTACATTTGATTTAATAAACACAAAACCAGCTACATACGAAGATGTTAAGAGCAATTTCAAATTATTGTTTTTATTATTTTATCAAAATCTACCAATTAGAAGAAGCAAACAATTAGTTGACCCACCTGCAATTTATAATATTTACGTACCTGGTCAAAAAAGAATGCCATACGCATATTTGTCTAGTATAGCAATTAAAAATTTAGGTGCAACTAGATTAATGGATGTAGATTTTACTGACATAGGTAGTATTAACCCACCTGCTGCAGCTACAAGCACATTTCCACAAGTGTGGAGAACTGTTATACCTGAAGCATATCGTGTTACAATGACGTTTAATGATTTGATACCTGAAACAAAAAACACATTATATGCTTCTTTTTTAAATAATTCAATAATCGAAACAAGTATAATTTAATATGGACAACTCTACAGGATTATATCAATCACAAGTACCGCAATTACCTAAATTGCAAAGCACTAGGTATGAAAATATCTTCAAAGTCCATTTTAATGAAGATAACTTACCCTTTTATAATCTCAATAGAAGTATTAACTTTCCAAATAATTTAGACCCATCATTATATAGTGTAGTTGTATATGATACCCCCACTCATTGGCCTATAGTAAGTTATAAATTGTATCAAACTATTTACCTATGGTGGATGATAACTGAAGTTAACAATATACGCAACCCATTTATCTTACCTGAACCTGGTTCAACAATAAGGTATATCAAACCTGAGTATGTACAGTATGTACTCAGTCAAATTAAAGCACAATTAGTATAATGACAGAAAATATATATAAAGCAATAGACCCGTTTATACCACCATTGTTATCAAATGATGTAACATTTGATAAGAGTGAATATATATTCTGCGTGGTTTTAATTAGTGGTGAGGGGCCATTTTTAAATTTAACTACCGAATCAGTAGTAGGTTTAAATATCAACGACAACTTAACAAAGTTTACACATACCGGTGAATTAGTTATATTAAATGATAATGATACAATTGAACGTGCATATAACAACCCAGGTGAGTCATATACCACCCGTCAAAAGGATTTAGATCAAACAAATTTGGAATTCTTTTTTAGAGGTGATGGTAGGGATTTAGTATTGGTATTAATTACACCTAGAGACTCTGATGTATCTAACGAACAAGATATACCATCTATAAACAATCCATTTACACTTAAATTTCTTTTTAGCGTAGTTAATATAAGTGATGAAATTACAGCAAGTGGTAAAAAACTTAAAATTTTAGCACTGCAAGATTTGGATGAAAGAATTTTGCATGAAAAAAATCTCGATTTTTCCACTACAACATTAATACCCGACAAAAATGTTGCCAATTTAAATAATATAGATAGAGGTGTACTTACCGGTACTATAATAAAACATATTTTATCTTTAACATTAACACAGAACGGTAGTATCACTAATACCAATGAAATAAAATATGCTGACAACGATGCGTGGGATGATGGAGCGAGCACATTTTTTTATTCATCACCAGCACCATATAATGCATATCAAGACTTATATTACGTGTTACAAAGACATGTAAGTAGAGAAAAATTTGACCCATGCATATTACGAAAAGAACGTAATAACACATGGTCATTAATGGGTTTATCTAATTACTTTAAATATAGCTATAATAAAACAACAGACGGGGCGGGTATATTACATATAGAAAAATTTCTATTACAATCAGTAGGTGAATCAGTAAATGTTGTTTTGAAAAAAACAAGAACACCGACAAATATAATTAACAATACTGGGTTTTTAAATAGTAGTTATATTTCAAATTTTAGACTATATTATTCTGATGCAACTCACTTGCAAGATAATATTCTAACTCACATAGTGCATTCATATAATTTAAACGATAAACAATTTAATATCGATTTAGCTAGAAATAATGTGGAAAGTGTTCTACAAACATATGATGATTTATATGTTAAACCTTTAAAGGGTGAAAATAACCAACCCGCACCTAATTTTTATATTAACCTTATTCGTAAAAATAATAAAAATGTTAAGAATGTATTTACACTTGTTGATTATAGTATTGATCAACGTTTAAATTGGGGTCGTAATTTAGCATTATTAAATGCATTGTATAAAAATCTCACAATTGAATTTACCATACAAGGGGTTACAACTAGACAAGCTGGTAGATTTATCAGTATTGATAGAGATGATGCATTACCTTCATCAAAGTTTGATGATCGTTTATTAGGTATATGGTTTATAGTTAACGTTGAACATATATTCACGAGTAATTCATATCAGAATAAGATAATTGCTGTTAAAACGTATAATTTCAGCCCAGTTGGTGGTAACTCTAACATTGAATAAATAATAGTATGCCGAGTAGTCAATACTTTAAAACTATAGATCCTTATCTATATAACGTTAATTTATATTACGATAAAAACTATTATCAAAAATTTTCTAACTATTATAAAGTATTAATTTTCGGTATTGATACACTTAAAACGTTTATTGACTATAATAAGTCTAAAGAATTAAACAACACAATAGCAGCTAGAATAGATTTATATAATGAATTGAATAAGACTGAGATGGATAAATTCGATCAGTTACAATTTAAAATATACTGGTACGAGAAATTTTTTAATGATTTTAGTATTATACGTGAAGAATTTTACAAACAAAGTAAAGATAATATTTACTTCAAACAAATTAGTGATAGTATTGGGTTGCTTAGGAATTATTTTACGGTACCCGATGATTCCACTTTATTAATCAAAGATACAGATTTTGAAATACAATTTGCTAATGGTATACCTGCTCCAGTCAATGTAGGTTCAAGCGCGTTTTCAAAACTTAGAACCAACACTATTGCTGTTACAATACAACTCAATTTATTAAACACTATTTTATATAGACAAAATATGTCAAATGTGCAAGGTAATTTTGCATACCCTACTGAAGCACATGGTGAGAATCTAGTAACTGATTACAACCATATTAACAAAATTAAAAATATTGCTAAAGAATCTTTAGAAAAAAGTTTACGCACATATTACGGTAAATTGTATGATTTAATTCTTTTTTACGAAAATTTTAATTACGGTGATTATGAGAAAAATTTAGCAAAAATGGATAAAGGTGCTATAGAAATAGATATAGAGGGTACGATTAAAAAAGTAACGTATTTACAACAAGAAGCTGAACAATATATAAACACTGTTAACTTATATTCTCTTTTGACTGCTCAGGCTGTGAGTTAATTTCCACGACTGTATTTTCAGGTGGTACAAACAATTGTTTAAATATTTCATCTCTGGTATATTTGTTTTTTATAGCATCCGGTTTTTGTTTTAATGTTATATCTAGTAGTTTAATTTCTTTAATAGTATCGTTTTTCTTATTACTAATAACCATTTTTGTTAATGTATCTAACGTTGAGGACGAAGCTTTTACAAGTTCAGCTAACGAAGCAACCTCTTTAGCATCAGGTGCAGCCTCAACTAATCTCTTTAAATATCCAATAGTGCTAGTGGTATCATTTATAAGCTGGCTAGCTTTATCAATAACAAATTGTTCAAGATTTTCTTTTGACACTGACGTTTGCTGTGCTAATTCATCAATATTGTTAGCAGCGGTATTGATTCCTTGAAGCTGTGATATTAATGAATTTATATCGGTAGTATTTTCAGACATACAATTATTTATTAATAATTAAACAGTTGATATTCCTATATCAACCCTATATACTACATAAAATATGATAGTAGACAAATTGATAAAAATTGAGTTTTTACGCGAACACCCCGATGCTATTTTACCTTTTAGAAATCATCCTGACCCATTTACTGGTGATACTGGCTACGATATATTTTCTGTGGAAGCTGTCACCGTACCTAAGCACAATAGTGTTGTAGTACCTGTGGGGTTAAAGTTGGCATACGTTACACCGGGCTATTGGTTTAGAATTGAGCCACGTAGTGGTCTTGGGTTTAAAAAGAATATTCAACCCCATTTAGGTATAATCGATAACCCATATAGGGGCAATATGGGTGTAAAGTTATACAACTTCGGTGATTTTGATGTAACTATTGACAAAGGTGTTGCAATTGCTCAATTTGTAATATATCAAATACATACAGCAAATGTATCATGGACTGATAATGTAACCGAAACCAAACGCGGCGAAAAAGGCTTTGGAAGCTCAGGTATATGATACTAATTGTTAGCACAACAAGAAGTGATTTAGATGGTTTAAAACAAACCTCACTTACCAAATCACTCCTTACACGTCATCAATCAATAGATTTTGAACATGTTAATGTTGATGATCAAAAAGGTGCACGTGCTAATTTAAATGGGTTGTTAGATATATTATATATCTATGAAAATACAACACCTATAGGTAAAGTATATAATAAGGCAATTAGATTTGCACTTAATAATACCATTTACTCAAAAATACTTTTTGTTCACGATGATGTAATAATAGAAGATAGATCATTTGAACAAAAAGTAATTGAGGGTTTAAAAGTTTATGATATTATAGGTCTCGCAGGTGGTAGTAATATTACAATTAAAAGACCCTGTTTGTGGCATATAATGTCTAAAGAGAGATACGGTACTGTAGGTCATTTTATTAACGGTCATTGGTATGGTACAACCTTTGGGCCTTCTAATAATCGAGTAGCACTTATTGATGGTTTGTTTATCGGTATATCTACAGATACGTTAAGAGAAAAACCACTACTTCGTTTTGATGAAAAATTACCAGGTTTTCATCATTATGATATTGATTTTTGTTTAGCTGCAAATGAACGTAAATGTAAAATAGGTGTTGTGCCAATTATAGTTACACATCATTCACCGGGTTTACTTTCATTTAACGATAAAAAATACCAAACATCAGAAGATTATTTTATACAAAAATACAAATAAAAAAAGGCGCTCACTTGAGCGCCTTACTGTTTTATTTTAAAGATTACTTACCCTTCTTGACAGATGTAACTGTAGAGGTTGTAGTGGGTTTGATAGTTGTTGCACTCGTAGGTTTGGTAGGTGCAGCAGTAGCCTTAGATTTAGATGTTGCCATACAAACGTATTTATATATTGATATAATACTTTCAACTTTCTATTGACTTTTTTACAAGTTTATTTAAAATTAAAATATGTTAGAATTTAACTCTCTTTGGGTGGAGAAATATAGACCTAAACTATTGTGCGATATGGTGTTAGGTAATGAAAATAAGGTTTTTATTGAAAAATATAGAAACACTGATATACCAACACTTTTATTCACGGGTAACCCTGGTACAGGTAAAACAACGTTAGCTAAAATTATAGTAACAGAATTACTTAACACACAATACCTATATATTAATGCTTCTGATGAAAATGGTATTGATACTATACGTACCAAAGTTGTAGGTTTTGCACAAACGAGAGGTTTAACTGAAAATGTTAAAGTTATTATTCTTGACGAGGCTGATGGTTTATCACCAGATTCGCAAAGAGCTTTACGTAATGTAATAGAAGAGTACAGTAAACATACCAGATTTATATTAACTGCTAATTATAAGCATCGTATAATTGACCCATTGCGTAGTCGCTGTCAAACATTTGAATTAACGTATGATAAACTAGCAGTCACAAAACGTATACAATATATTTTAGATCAAGAAAAGGTAACTTATGATAAGTTAATACTTGATCAAATTGTTAAAGAATTTTTTCCTGATATTAGACAAATAATTAACAAAATACAGAAACACACTGTAAACGGTTTACTTCTTAAGGATAGCGAGGGTATTAGTAATGGGTTTGTACAGGATATATACAAATTAATAATTTCAGGTCACGTATTAAAAGTCAGGCAGTATATGATACAAAAGCAAGAGTTATTTAATAACGACTTTCAAAAGCTTTTGCGTGAGTTGTTTGATTATATCGATACGCAAACAATAAAAGAAGACAATAAAAAACTCGCTTTAATATGTATACACGACTACATATATAAAGCGAGCTTTGTTGCTGATCAAGAAATAAATGCTTATGTATGTTTTATCAATTTAAGTAAATTATTAACGAATACCTAAGTACATTGAAGTATATGACTTCTTACCACCTTGATCTTCTATTTTGTTTTTGTTACCGTGTGGTATGTTAACCTGAGTATTTTGTAAAGTTAAATCAGAGTCAGACGTCGCAGACCCTATGGTTGGGGCTTGCGACGTTTTCCTTGTTTGATTTTTAACTATTTCTTGTTCATCTTCTTCATATTTAGCTACTTCAACTGGTTTAATCTGTTCTTTGTTATCATATTTAATACTACCTGCAACAGGTGTAAGATTAGGATAAACATCAATTACTTCTACACAGTCAGGTGGGCATGTTACATATTCATGAAATTTGCCTGGTGATACTTCTTGTGAGAGATCTAAATCAACAATACCTATCATGTTATCATCATTACCAGGCTGTGCTGATGGGTAATGATTCTTAATATTAGATACACGTATAGGTAAATCAGAAGATGAATACGTGATAAGCTTTCTCTGCACTTCATCGTTAAGTGCTTTGAAGGATGTTAAGTTTTTGAAATTTTTCTTAAACTTAACAATGTCACCCACTAAAAAGCCACCTCTAGTATTTCTATTTAAGGTGCTCTCTAAAATTTTTAAGAATTTTTTGTTCACAATATTATTTATGTTCTCGACTTAAAAATTAAATAATGATATGGGTAATATCAATTTATCCCAATTAACCAATACAGTAGTATCAAGCTCTGGATACAAATATTCAGATCTTAATCTTGATATTGATTCACAAAATACGAGAACTGATTATCTTAACGCTAACTATTCAAATAACGACCTCAAGGCGCAATACGACCTTGGAGCTATTAAAAATAGTATACGTAATATATTTATAACATTTCCCGGTCAAAAGCTGTTAAATCCAACGTTTGGATTAAACTTAATGCAGTTTTTATTTTTACCAATATCTGAGGTAACTGCTAATTTAATAGCGCAACGTATAGTTAATGGTATAGTATTAAACGACTCCAGAATTGTTGTTAAAAAAGTACGCGTAGAAGCAGTGACAGATGAAAATAGATATAATATCATATTAATGATTACTGTACCATTTATAAATACATATACGATATTCACATTAAAAGGCACACTCGGTAGCACCGGTTTTAACTTTTATAACTTTTAAATATGGCTAACAACATACAAAATTACAATTTAAGCAACACAGGTTATGCAGCATTTGATGCTGTGTCTCTCAAAGATATAATAATTGAGAGATTATCTCGTAACAACGTATTCACAGATCAAAATTACGAAGGTAGTAATTGGAGTGCGTTTATTGATGTGGTATCCGTATCGTACCATTATTTGATTTATTACCTCAATAAGAATGCTAGTGAATCTATTTTTTCAAAAGCTCAGATTTACGAAAATATAAATAGTATTGTTAAAAGCTTAGATTATAACCCGCTTGGACCACAAACTTCAGTGTTACCATTTGAAGTGCAAGCTAACGCTGCATTAGCACCTAACATATACACAATACCAAGATATAGTTATTTTGCATTCAATGGTATCAATTATTCATTTACATCAGATATTACATTTGCTAAAACTGAAACCGGTGCACAATTATTAACTGATTTTTCTAATAAGAATGTTTTATACGAAGGTAAAATTCAAGAATACCCTCTCTACAGTGCATTAGGTGACAATTTTGAAGTTATTACATTAACTGTATACGATACAGTTAATAATATTAATACTATTATAGATAATTTTAATATTTTTGTTTACGTTAAACAAGCAGGTACAACAAAATGGGAAGAGTGGAAACGTACAACAACATTATACACCGAATCAGGTAATGCAAAAAGATTCTCTGTAAGATTTAATGAGAATCAACGTTACGAAATAAAGTTTGGTAATGATATAACAGGTAAGAAATTAAATGTAGGTGATTCGGTTGCTGTGTATTATTTAAAAAGTGATGGTACATCAGGTGAGATTGCCGCAAGTGTATTAGATAGCAACCCTCTTTTCTTTTATAATACACCTCAGTTTGATACAATCCTTGCTGATGTTAAACCATCAACAATAAATTATGCAACCACCACAGATGTTAGTAATTTAACATTCACAAATACGGTTGCATCTACACCATACAGTAACCCTGAAACAGTCGATCAAATTAAAATAAACGCTCCCCAGTTAGTGCGTTCACAATACAGACTTGTTACAAAAGATGATTATCAATCATTTATAAATCGTAATTTTAAAGGTTTTATACATGATGTATATGTTTCTAATAATACAGATTATCTTAACGGTCAGTATGCATATTTAAAAAGTATTGGATTAAACAATAGTTTAGAAGATAGTAGAGTTTTACAAAATCAGGTGTTGTATGGTACATCAACATCATTTAATAATGTGTTTATTTACCTCGTACCAAAACAAACACCGCAAAATTCTACACAAGCAAGAACCAATTTTTTAACAAGTTCTCAAAAACAAATTATTCTTGATGAGGTAAACCAGGTTAGTATGCTTACTACTAACCCTATTGTTTTTGACCCGGTGTATATAGCGTTTAATTTAGGTATTGCTGCATCACAAGTATACACAGTTGAAGAAGTTGTAAGGGATAGCTATTTAGAAGTTATCGTTGATGATAATATAACCCGTACAAAAACATCTATAATTCAAGATATAGCAAATACAATTACTAATTTCTTTAGCTTATCAAACAACGTGCTTGGACAAACTATTGATTTTGATCGTTTATCAAATCAAATATTAGCTGTATCTGGAGTTTTATCGTTTAGCACGGTAAACGGTACTATAAAACGTAACGGTGTAAGTTTAATTTATTATAATGCAATTTACCCTGAAGGCGACAAAAACATAACTCAACAAAACTTAACGTTGCAGAAGTTTATGTTCCCTTATTATTATAATGTAACAGATCTTATTAATAAAATACAGGTTTATTACGAAAAAGAAATAATATAATATGGAACAATCAACCGGATATCTTAATTTTAAAGTTTACGATGTGTTTAATAATATATCGTTATCAGCTTATACATTATCAAATACCCCGTTGACTTTTGTACCTCTGTTTGACACATATAATTCTAACATTTATAGTAATCAATATTTGTTGTGGGATTTTAGTGATGGTACCTATTCAAAATCTATCACAGCAACCCATCATTTCACAACACCAGGGACGTATAACATTACTTTAAAGTTAATTAATAAATTGGGTGAAGGTATTGTAGACTTAGTAAACCGTACTGTTGATATATTTGATTATGTGCCTGATAAACTTAGTGTATATAATTCAGGTTTTTCAATTTTAACCGCTGGTTCTTATTCACCACCTTTTACCGTATATAGATACAATAGTTGGCAAACCTATGAAAGCACTCAAGGGGTGTATTCAATAATACCCTATGCAAGCGGTGGTGTTAGCCCAAGATATGATGTATACAATTATTCAAAACAACCTTATTCACATCTTATACCTACCCACCGATTCGTTATAAGAGAACAAGTAGGTGTTCTAAATATATTTGACGATATTATTGTTGATAGGTTTGAAACATCTAATGATAAAATTTATATATCATTAGACACAGTAAACAAAACTTATATAACTACAACATACGAAACACCTAATTCTGTATTTGCTGGTACATCAGGTGTTAAAGATGTTTATTTTGTTGACGATTTACCAACTTCATGTACAGGTTCATACAATATATTTTTCACTCTTGATACAACCGACTTTGATCAGTCGATAATTAGACCAAACTTACCCATCTTAAATGTTAATTCAGTGGTATATACATTTAATTATGTTGCGACGAGTAACCCTGTAAGTTTAAGTGTAACTTCAAATGGTATTGTTGGTGAAGGTCAAAATTTAAGCACGTTTGATATCAATGGCGCACAATTAAAAGAAGGTGTTTTATCATTTGTTGTAAGACCTAGAACAATAGATAATTATTCAGTAAGTTATATACCATTAAGTGCTTCACCATACCCATTTAACATATTTTTTATCAGTGCAATACCCAATGCATTGTTTATAGGGTTAATCAATAAAAACGGGGAACTTATAACAAGTTACACCACACCTACAACATCAATACAAATTCAAAACCCTATTTACAATGATGTCATACCTACATATGTCAAAGGTAAAATTTATTTGAGTAATGTACCCGCTGCATCATGTGAAGATATTAGAATTTTTGCTGTTGGTGCTCTTACAAATTTACCACCTTCTTATACTGATAATACCGGTAATATATTTTACAACCAAGCTATATCAGGTGTAAGTCAACCGTTTACTATCTACAATAAGAATAATTACGGTAAAGTTGCAAAAGTGAACGAAAATTTTGATAGTTATAAAGCCTATGAATCATTAGCAACACAACCTACGATAGCTGAAAGTAATATTTTAGTTCAAAACGTATTAGGCCAAATAGGTGGTGATATTGATGCTAATTTCAATACTTTAGGTAAACGTATATACGAAAAAATTGCTAATTACGTGCCTAATATATCAGATATAGATACCTGTAATATCGAATCATTATTTTCACAATGCGATCTATACGGTGTCGATACCATAAAATACGTTAAAGAAGATTTACTCACACGGTACCCAGCAGAAATATCAAGATTAGTAGATATATTTTCGATTAAGAGAAATTATCTTTTCGGTACCCGTAATAATTGGAATGAAAATTTAGATAAACGCACTAATGTGTTTAATCAAGTATATGGTATAAACACAAATCTTCAAACACCGTCATACAGTAGTCAGGTTGAACCACTTAATATTGCTACGGCAATACTTGATAGAAATAATCAGTATATTGTAGCATACGAAAACTTTACAAAGTTGTATAGTTTACAGCCATTATATATAGATGCACTATCTGCACAAACGTTTCCATTATCATCTATAGATATTACATGGGGTTGGAACCTTGTTCTACCTGAAGATTTTTATACTGAAACTGCTGAGACGAGAGTAGTTTTACTTGATAAATACTACACATTCTACAAATGGAATAATTACATAGATGGTACAATATTAGACAGTGTAATAAATTGGGATGATTCGATAAACACTCAAATAACTTTTCCTAACTACGAACAATATCCAGCATGGAATAATCCAAGTTTATTAAGTTCATGGAATGATAGCACATTATCTGCATGGTATATAGACAATGGTTATGTGGATAGAAACATAATATTCACATTAAGTGAAGGAGTTGGTATATTAAGTGGTGCTGATTGATTTAGCAATAAATACTAATAATGCCAATTGATATACAAAGGTTTTCGGAATACAGACCTAACGATTCAATAACATTATTAGGCAATGTATATATAGCTAAGGATTATCAAAGTCCGTTTTCATTTTCTTCTTGGCTAGGTAGTTTTAAACAGTTTAATGAAACACCTGAGGTATATATCGACTCATATAGAAGATATTTGTCTGAATGGTATAAGATTAAAAATAATATCATTCTCACAAATGAGCAAACAATAGTACTATCATATATAACTATTTTCTATGATTTAAAATTAACTTATTTTACACAAGATGAGAGAAGATTTCTTACAACATTAGATTACAATAGTAAACAAGATATAGATATTGCAATACCATTCTTTGCAAGAAAAATAAAAGCTATATGTAGAGATTTAATAGATCTTCGCGAAAATGTAAAAGCTCAACCTGTAAAACTCAATTTAGGTGGTACAAGAGAAACTCTACAAAATGTAATATTCAATACAATCTACACATCATATAATGATACCGAACTTAAATCAGAATTTTATAAATCTGATATTGACGGTACCTACATACTAAACAATACACGTGTTTTAATTGAAGATTTATACGACGATACTGACTATTATAATTTATCAGCATATTCACAACAAATAGAGATAGATAGTAACTTATTTTTAAATTTTACTGATGCTATAATTAACGAACTTGAAAACATTCAGTATATAGTACCCGAACTTTCAAAATATCTAACATATACACCTACACCAGACCCTAATGATTTATTTGCTCTTTATGATAAAGACTACATTAACACAATTAATGATGGTTTATCATCTAATTTAAATTTACTAAACTATAAGAATTTAATACAAGAATTTGCTGGTACTAATTTTTATTACTTAAGTACAAATAGTCTATCTCAGTCTGTAACAGGGGTATTATTTGACACAACTTCTGACAGTGCAAATGATCAAAATATTTTTAACATCAAATTTGCAATTAAACAATCTACTGACAATTTATATTCAGCAAAAGATGTAGGTGGGTTTTATTTACCCCAACGTATCGGTTTATTATATTACAACCCAATAAAGTCTTCATTTAGTTTAAACACTCAATCATTACCACCTGATAGTGTTATAATATTTCCCGATCCTGCAGTATACCCATATAGCACATCTGGTCAAATAAGCTTTGTATACAATACTACAGTTTTCAAACATACTTTATCAGATCAATATATTTACGGTGATATAAAAAATGATGAAAACCTACCTGATTTCAAAGGGTATCAAAGTTTAAATCAAAGTTTAGAATTAGACTTTAGTAATGTAAGTAAACCATCAGACAGTGTTTCATTTTTTAAGAATAATAAAAACAATATTTGGTTAAACCCTGATGTATATAGTACAGCTAATAACGCTATATACCCTGTAAATAATAGACAACAAAAACTTTTAGTAGATAATAATGCAGATATTATAAAGTTTAAAACAGATGTTTACGGTAACAGTTATGCATTATTCAAAACAGTATTTATAACTACAAATATCACCTCAAAGTCTGAGGTAACGTATATTTGCAATCATTTTGATGGGTTCTTTCTTAACTGGCCTAGATATTCTCAACTAGACTTTAATTATACAGCTACAACACCGGAAATAGATGGTTATATAAGAACCGGTCAAATTGCTAATACATTTGATCAGTTAAGTTCAGTTAATTATTACTATTTTAATCCTCTCACTAAACTTATAAATGTAAATCAAATACCTGAGTTTGCTTTAAGTGGTAGTTACTACTATGTATTCGGTGGTTCGTTTAACGATTTATATTGTAATATAATAGACAACCCAATATATGTTGGAACTGAAACATATGATGGTCACACATTTATAAACGAATACAATGGTGTAAAATTATATGAAACACCATCTACTGATTCACCATTATGGCCAGGTAGTATTAGCAATGCATTAAATTTATATTATCAAGTATTGGTAGAAGGTGGTGTTAATAATTACGCATTAAGACCTACATTTACACAACCACCAACATTTAAACCGGCAGCATTATCGGGTACAGGTTGGACATTTACAACAGAAAATAAAATTATTGAAGGTGGAACATTTGTATATGTGAGAGTAGAGAACGGTCAAGTTATAAACTACAATCCTTTTGCTTTAAGAGCAAATGATTTTTATAGTCAAAATATACCATATTACAATAACATACTTTCAAGCTCTACCACACAATACAGTTATGTTTCAGGATTATCGAGTGATTTAGATATTTACACAAAACGTAATATCATATTAGGTGATGTTTATGTAAGATCAGGTAACAATACAATTATATCTAATGTATCTGATGCATTAAGTGCTAATTTTGTGCGGTTCCCTGTAGTGGTGAGAGATGAAGTAAAAAACAACTTAATAGATTTCGATATAATTTATGATACATTACTCATTGAAACAGATAATTATAGAGTAATTGATCGGATAAATTACGATTACAACACTAATAAGTTTATAGGTAATTTCTTACCAGCAATTTATATAACACGTAATCAGAATGATTTATCGATAGATAAATTCGGTGATTATTTTTATAACGAAGATTATAAGAATGTTTTATTTTTCAATACAACTCTTTCAAATGCTGTATCGGGTAATTTAAAAATTATATACCCAACAGTGTATAAATTTGATTTAGCAAGCTACGACTTCAAACAAATATATCCAAATCCAAATACTAATTTAACACAATTTAGTATGACGAGTTACCTTTCAAGTTTTTATACAAATGGTTTGTTTGATAATTATCAATATATTTTCAACCCACAAAATTGTGATGATCCTACGGTAACGTATAATGAAGTTGCAGATACATATACAATGGTTACAAAAATGTATGATAATGCTGGAGCGTATTGTATTCAAGAGCTTCAATTTAGATTTATAGCAGGTATATTTACACTGTTAACTAATAAATGTTATTTTGGTGATGAACTTATAAGAGATGAAAGTTATTCTAATAGTGTAAGCGCAACATTTTTAGACTATATAACACCTCAAGTAGGTTTAAATATTGGTACCTGGGATCAAACAGCTGGGTTATATAAATTTTAAACAACATGAATTTACCAACCGATACAAAATCATCGAGTATAGTTCTCAAGTCGGGTTATAATACATTAACGTTTGACCCTAGAAAAGACATCTCTGTATCTATCGACTATTCTTTCTTTCAATCCACAAGTGCTTTAGGTGGCGGATTTTGTATATTTTTTATAGGTAATTCTTTACAACAAGTAATTAGCGGTACACCTGGGCCTGGATTAGGTTATGCTCCAAGAACAGACTACGTACTTAACGGCGTTACAACCAACCCAGGTGTTGAAGGATCTTACTTAGCTGTTGCTTTTGATGTTGATGGTTATTTTGCATTATCAGGTACAGGTATAACAGGTGGTACAAATAACCCAGTACCAAACAGTATAACAATTAGAGGTGGTGAATCAGATAACTATAGTTTTATAGATAACAGTGGTAGTTTGAATCTTTATCCAAATACAAATTACCCCAACACATCAACTTTACAGCTTAGCACATTACAAGACGAATACAAAACAGTACGTGTAAATTTACTTAATTTTTGTAAAACAGTGACAGTTGAATTTAAAAATAATAAAGGTGAGTTTGTAACATATTACACTAAAGATGTAAATCTCACCCCACCGGGTAGTTTTGTTCGCGCAGGGTTAAGTTATTCAACGGGTGTATCAGGTAATAACAATTTTTGGATAAAAAACTTAAATTTTAGAGGTGTGGAGGGATATGCTACACCTACACCTACGCAGACTGTAACACCAACACAAACAAGAACAACAACTCAAACACGTACAAGCACTACAACACCTAATATTACACAGACACAAACACCCACAAGAACAAGGACACAGACACCAACACAAACCCGGTCCAGTACACCGACACAAACAAGAACAAACACTCAAACATCTACAAGAACCAGAACACAAACTCCTACTCAAACACCCACACAGACTTTAACATCAACACAGACTAGAACTAAAACACCTACACCCACTGCAACAAGAACAAGAACGCAGACACCAACACAAACTAAAACACCTGATATAACACCTACACGTACACGTACACCTAATGTAATTGTACCTACACCAACCCCGACACCTACACGAACAAAAACATCGGTGGTGACAAATGTCCCAGGTGGTTATTGGATTAAACTGATTTTAGACAATCCCGATACATCATGCCAATTAAATGTCACCAATTCAGCTTATTATAACACTGTCTTTATTGGTGATGAACCAGGTTATTCAGATGGTGCCATGTATGGTACTGGTCCGGTAGCGCCTAGTATAATTGCAGAGGAGACAGTTATTTTATCATCAAGAGAATTAGGATTAGTATACGTTGATCCTCAATTTATGGCAAACGGTTCACCTTATATGGATAGTATAGGGTTTAGAGTTACATTTGACGACTATGGTTTAGTTGATGAAACTTGCCAAATTTTACGCACTTTAACTTTCGAAATATCTTACAGACAAATTAGAGATACTATATCAGCTCAAGTTAATTCAGGATTACATACTGGTCAACCTGCTGACCCAGTTATTTACACTATGAGCCCTTCATAATAAATATATAAAATGAACCAAACAATTTACATTAGTTCGACAGAAGATAATGCTGCTTTATCAGCATACCCTGTAACTAGTGGTTATTTATTTTACGTTGTTGATCAAAATTCATTATTATTAACATCAAATTACTATAGTAACACTGCGCAAGGTATAACTAATTTTAGTGATAATGATAGTTTTATTACAGATTTGACCACATTATCTGGTGGTACGTTTACAGATTATGAAGATGGCTATTTTAACTATACAAGAATAACATCATTAACTGCAAACGAATTATATAGTGAAACTAACCCTATACGATTTATTTTATCTGGTATACAAGATACAGAATATAATATAATTAAAATAATATTTGATAAATTTGGAGATAATACTGTAACTACATCCGTTGAAAAAGACTTTTATTTAACATATAACGATACTAGCGCTTTGCAAATATTAGAGGAGACAAACGAATATAAAAGCCCCAAATATAAGATATTTGAATCTCTATATCAAACAATTACGGCATCATTTATCAATACCTACACCCCAAAATTTTACGTATATAGAGTGAATGGGGTAATAGATGTTATAACAATACACATTACAGTTGCAAAGAAAAGTTTTCTTACAATAACGCAAAATTTTAGAATTATAGATATTTACAATACAGATAATAACACTATATTAATTAAAATGCAAAACCCAATCACCAATCAAATTTATTTCACAACGCTAAGCGGTGGTTGATTTCAATATACTGTATTATAAAGTATATAAAATGTAAATATGAAGAATTACATTAACGAAGAAGAGAAAAAGAAACAAATAGAACAAATGTGGGAAGAGTATGAACGTTCTAATAGAACGCATACACCTGAACAACATAGTAACCCGTCTAATGATTTGGATTACGATGTAACTGTAGATAGCAACATATATGAAGACATCTCAGATAAAAGAGAACACGGTAACAAGCGTAAAAACAAACAAGGTAAACAGAACAAAAAGAAAAATAAATTTTCAAAAATTCCAGACGAAGATTATATCTGATTTTTTAAAACTATATAAACATTTAAATAAAAAGCTATTTGATAATAGTTTACCGCTATGTCAAATAGCTTTTTACCCTATACAAAATACATATGGAGAGGTATATGTTAAAGCATGTACGTTTAATAATACACAACATCCTTTTTTAGTACTAAACCCTTGTTATTTTAAAAAAGGGGTTGAATACATAGCGGAGATACTAATACATGAAATGGTGCATATATATTGCTCAACACATAAAATTGAAGATGTAAACCGTGTCAACGGTTACCATAATATACAATTTAAAGTGGTGTGTGGTAAAATTAATTTAAAATGCAAGAAAGACAAAAACGGGTACGATAGGACATTTTACACACCACAATTAAAACAGACAGTAAACAATATAATAAAAAGAACAAATCTTGTTTATTTGTTTGAAAAATATAATTACAATATATGATTTCCAATAAACTGCTCACCGTAATACATCAAGCACGTTACTCATATGTAAATGAGGATGCTAAAGAAATATATGTATGGCACGGTACTAATGAAATTAATATATATAATTACCTTGGTGAAGATATTGGTAAATTTAATATTATAAATTACAATAAAGATGATGTATATAAGAAGTATGAATCTATAAATATAAGAGACGTAACCCTATCTATTGATGATATTGTTTACTCAACATATAGAAAGACTAATGAGTAGACGCAAAAGCTCTAAAAAAACACAAAGAAAAGAGTTAATGGATGTTATATGCACTAATATTGCGTGCGTAATTTTAGAGGAAGGGTTGTATCCAGGTACCAAAGATTTTGATGTATTATATCAAAAACTTATTCAATCTATATCTGATCAAATCAAAGTCAACGTTATAAAAATAATACGCAAGACTATCGATTCTTAAAGTGTTTACTTACTCGTTTTGATGGTACTAGACAATAATTATACCAGGTGCAACCATCACAATATTCATCATTTTGATACCAAATATGTGGTTGCTGGCAAGTACCACCATTAGGTATCTGACATTGATTAGGGCCACCTGTAAATAATTCCACAAAAGTTTTGAATGATTCGTATGTATTTTTTGTTGCAAGCTCTTCTTGTTTTTTCAATAAAAACTCTTCACTTTGTAGATAACTAGTATTATCAACTTTTTTCTCACGCTTATTTACTTTCTTAATTTTGTTACGTACAAGTACAATATCATCAACTTCAGGTAGCTTAGCCTTTATTTTTAACTTGTCACGAACTTCTTGCTGTGAAAGACCTTGTTTGAGAAGTTTCTTTGCCTTACTACTTATAAAATGTTTTTCTAGTTCTTCTAAAGATCCAAATTTTGCTATCTTACGTTCAAATGGTGGACCATACATGTAATGACGTTTACCGGTGATGAGACAAGTAAGGTAGCCCGACTTAGGTTTTTTATTGGATGGTTTACTCATTGCTTATAGATCTTATGAACATCTGTTGATTCTTTCAAGAATTTTCTTGATGTTTTTTTGGTTCCCAATATAATAGAGGGGTCGGATATAACCATCTACAAAAATGCAATTAGATCTGCAAAAACATAATACATTTCAAAAAGTTGAAGACATCCAAATACCTGATATTTTTTATCGTAAGATGAAATCGGGTATAAATGAGATTGATAATTTATTTACAGATGGATTTTTACCAGGTGGTGCATTTACATTAACAGCAGCTCCTGGATGTGGTAAAACAACGTTAATGTTGCAAATATTAAACGGTCTATCAGACAATTACAATGTCGGGTATGCTACAGGTGAAGAAAATATTTTTCAGCTAGCATATACATCAACAAGAATAAATTGTACAAAAGTACCAATTGCAAATATAACAGATGTCGACTTGTTGATCGAAAAAACAAAGAACCTTGATTTTCTCGTTATTGATTCATTTCAATCATTAACAACATCTTCTAAATTTAATTCAAGAGAAAAGGAACAATATTGCGTTCAAGAAATAGTTAAAGCTGCTAAAACAAACGAATGCGCAATTTGTTTTATAGTTCATTTAACTAAGACAGGTGTTATGAAAGGTAGCACTCTATTACCACACACTGTAGATGCTAATTTAGAGATTGTTCCAATGGAAGGTTATGAAAATGATGGTGGTCGCACAATATTTTTCAGTAAAAACCGATACGGTCCATGCAACATCTTGAATGCGTTTATAACACTCAATGGTTACGATTTCACAATAAAGAAGGAAACTAATGAAGAAGCAATGTCTGTAAAGAGTAAAAAGAAGAATAAACTATATACTGCAATTCTAAATATGACTGGTGAAATTACAGTATCAAGAATTGTTGATAATATTGATGTAAATGTTATTAAAGCTAATACGTTATTGAGAGAACTCACACAATTAGGTAAGATTGTAAAAATTGGAAGAGGTAATGATGCAACATGGAAGATTGTTGAACAGGTGGTAAATATCGATGTATGAGTAACATGTCGAACCCAATCCAGAAGGAAGCTTTATTGCGATCAGTATCTGTGGAGTGGGTTAATAACGGTAACCCACAGTTTGTTACACTCACAGAGTGGGGTAATAAAGAAGGTGCTGATTTTGTGTCTCATAATCTAGCAAGTATCCAGCTAACTAACCAGCAACTTATTGCTTTAGTTAATTGCGTGACTAAGATATTAATGTTCAGAAGTAATAATAATTGATTTTATTTGGAAACCATATAACATAGACGTGTATGCTCATATCACACGAAGTACCAATTGATCTTTTAAACAAGTCGTTAGGTTTTAACGATTACAATTATTGTCTCGTCCATTTATGTGAACTGCATAAAGATTACGAGCTTTTTTATCAAGCATCTCGTACAAACGGTAAAGAGCTTTTACTTGATAATTCTATATTTGAATTAGGTAAAGCTTTTGATCCAAGCAAATTTGCTCATTATGTCGACAAACTCCGACCGACTTATTATGTAATACCTGATTCATTGGAGAATTACGAAGAGACGGTTATCAACTACAAATCTTTTATCACCACATACAAAGATTTACCAGGTGCGAAGATTGGTGTAGTACAAGGTAAGACTTATGACGAAATGATCAATTGTTATAAGTTTATGTCTGATAATGCAGACTATATTGCATTAAGTTTCGATCTTAGCCTTTATCAAGTTATAGGTAAAGGTGATAGTAAGTTAAAGAGACAATGTACAGGTAGACAAATGCTTGTTAAGATGTTGTTTGATGATAGTATTATCAATTATGATAAACCGCATCATTTACTCGGTTGTTCTCTTGCTAAGGAGTTTTCATGGTATAACCAATTTAATTGTTTTAGATCTTGTGATACATCCAACCCTATTGTAGCAGGTATTCTTGGTTATACATACAGTGGTACGTTTGGGTTACAAAACAAACCATCTATTAAGTTAGCTGATTTAATTGAGCATAAAGTCACCGACATTGAATACAATAGAATTGAATACAATGTCAAACAATTTAGAAAAATGGTTAATGGTAATTAAAGACCAGGTATATAAATTCATATGTGACTAATGACCAATTAGATGAATATGCAGATTTTTTGCTGAATTATCTAAATGGTACATATGAAGAATATATTATATTTGAACATTTAAGAGATAGTACAGAAATAGATTGGTATAAATCAGATAAGCTGTTACTAATGTACAATATTGTACAAGATTGTAACAGCTTTTTTATTGAAAAAATTAAAAATCCCGATGATATTAAATTATATATTGAGTACGTTAACAATATGTATAACATGTTTAACGAACAAAGTGAGGTAAAAGATTTATTAACACCTCAATTGTTTGTTTTAGGTACAATCTTATCACCTCTACTTATTTTAGGGTAAGAAGATATTTAAGTTTATTGATTTGTGCTAACATTTCATCACGTAGATTATACAAATCAGAATTAGTAGCTGGGTTATATTCATCTTGTGATAGTAAGTTATTTGTTAAATACTCTACAGTTTTTTCTACAAATTCTGCAACATTACTATCACTATAATCGTAAAGTTTACTTTCGTAACCACCACTAAAATTAAAAGTACGACCATATTTACCGATATAAACTTCAACAAACATATCAATGAGATCATTCAATTCATCGTATATTTTGCCAAATGCTTCATGCTGAGCAAAACTATTAGTTTGCCAATGGAATAATCTAAGTTGATTTAATATAAAAAGTAAGTTAACTATTTTCATTTAAAATATTTATTTTAACACTTCGAGAAGTAAATATTATATGATAGGTATGGTAAACATAAAACAAGAAGACATATTTATGGTCAATGACTATAAAGTAGCTATTACTAAAAATGGCACAACTGTTTGCTTCTTGAAAGATGTAGCTGATAAAAATTTAGAAATTGAACAGTTTGTTAAAAATACAAGACCTATAGTTAAGTATTTGTACGACGAGGGGTTTATAATTAAAAAGTCTGTAAAAGTTTGTATTTTGTCTAACAAATAATATGAGTAAATTCTGTATTTTGGTACCGTATTCCAATAGAATAGAACATAACACTGACTACGAACTTAGAAGATGCGAATTTAATGGTATCGATGTTAAGCGAATACCAGGTTATTCAGCTATTGACCAGGCCCGCAACCGTATAATTTACGATGCTTTGCAGGAAGGTTATGAGGGTTTTCTTTGGATTGATAGTGATATTGATTTTAAGTATGAAGATGTTCTTAAAATTAAATCGCGAAATGTAGATTTAATCGGTGGAGCATATTCATTTAAAGGTTACCCTCAATTAACCATTCAGCTATTTGATAATCAAAACGTTATATTTGATTGTGAAAACGGTGGTATAGTAGAAGTGCAAGCTGTTGCAACAGGGTTTATGTATACCACTGCATATCTATATAAAGTCATGCAGGAAAAATTGGAGTTAGAATTGTGCAACACATCTTTTGATGCCCCCCAAATACCTTTCTATCATCCTAACGTTTGGAGTTATGATAACCAACACTACTATTTAGGTGAAGATTTTTCTTTTTGTTTTAGAGCTAGACAAGCAGGTTTTAAAGTATTTTTAGATACATCTATTAAATTGGGTCATATAGGTAGTTACACTTATAAATGGGAAGATGTTACCAACCCTTCATATTATAATCCAGAAAAAGTAATTGGTTTTACATATAGTGAAAAAAATAAAAGTAAGGGTTTAAGTTCTACATTAAATATATCTTGATTTCCTTAGTCAAATCGCTTAATATCTTTGCAAATTAAAAATGCCTAGGTGCCCCGAATGGTAAGGGACCAGTTTTGTAAACTGGCGGCGAAAGCCAACTGCAGGTTCGATTCCTGTCCTAGGCTCCAATTTTATAAAATGTATGCGGAATTGCAAATTGTGTAACAACGAAGTAGAGCAAGCTCGAGTTGAAATACTTGATAGTCATATTTGCAGTAAATGTGCACCTAACGTTAAGCAGGTAGCAAGAAAAGGTATAATGGTATACGGTCATAAAACTGCAGGTACTGTACAGATTGTATCAGCAGAATCTTTTCAAGATTATCGTAAATATGCACCATATGGTCGTAATACTGGTAGAGGATCTGGTATACATAGGGTGACTAAAACAACAAGTTGTATGTAGTATGCTTCTTAAAAAACAAGAGTTAAACAATAAAAGATATCGTAAATTAATATCTGAGTATAATAAACTCTTGGATAAGAGGTGGAGCATTGCTTCAGTTAAACTTGACCAACCTATACCGCACGGTTACGTTAGATACCTTCAAATTCGCCCTGAGAATCGTTTACGTGGAGATTACAAGGAAATAAAAAAAGCTTTTGATCTTGTCGGTTTCAAATGTGTTTATAGTAAAACCAAAGATTTTAAAAGAATAAACAGAAAGAAAGAAGTCATACCTGAACTTCATGCATATTTACAATATGTTTTAGATCCAAGGTATCGTCTCTTTGCAAGACAATCTAAACGTGAACTCTACGAACAGGCTATAAAAGATTGTGACAACCATCTTAAACTTGTAGAGAGTGCAATTGCATGCAACTGTTGCATGAGCAAAAAAGAAAAACACTTTACACCCCATTATGAGTTTAGACAGCCATGGCTACTTGAAGAGAAAACTGAACAGAGATGGTTAACCCACTATAGACCTATTGATTCAGATATTGAATCAAGATTATCTGAAATTAAATCTATACTTTATAACGAACATGCATGGGAGAAGTTAGGTGGTAGATTTAGAGATAAGAGTATGTACGAGGATTATGTATATTTAAAAGGTAAAATTCACGGGTATTTACATGGTTACCCTACACCCCGTATTGATGATATTTACGATTGATTATGAACGGGAGAAAACGATGTAATTGGATAGAGACTGCAATGCGTTTAGCGCATGATATTGCAGACTATCGAAGCGAAGATCCGAATACTCAAGTAGGTGCCTGTGCAATTAAACACGATTCAAGTTTATTTCTTGGATATAATGGTGCACCTAGTGATGTGGAGATTAACTGGAATGACCGAGAGGGTAAACGTAAGCGTGTGATACATGCTGAAGCTAACGTTTTGAATTTTGTCAAACCAGGTGAAGTAAAGATACTAGCCGTTACCCATTTACCGTGTATAGAGTGTTTGAAAATTATTAAACAGAAAAAAATTGATACTGTTTATTTTTGTAGAACATTAGAAAATTATCAACCAGATGAGGTTTATAAGATAGCAACTGAATTTTCAATAAAATTGGTTCAAGTTTTTCTTGAACCATCTACAAATACACATACTATATATAGGTTATGAAATTACCTATCTTGTACTCTCGTACCAATACGGGAGCTATACAGACATGGACGATTGAGATCCATGAAAATAAATACAGAACACATTATGGTCAGTTAGATGGAGCTATCCAAACAACAGAGTGGACTGTATGCAAAGGTAAAAACGTAGGTAAAGCTAACGGTACCACAGATAATGAACAGGCCTATAAAGATGCCCAAGCTTTATGGAAAAAGAAAAAAGCAAGTGGTTGCTTTGATCATATTAAAGATATTGATAATTTTACTTTTACTGAGCCTATGCTTGCTAAACAGTATGAGGATTATGCAGATGATCTAAGATACCCTTTATATAGTCAACCTAAGTTAGATGGTATTCGTTGCTTGGTGAAAAAAGATGGTATGTGGAGCCGTAATGGTAAACCTATTATTTCTGCACCGCATATTTTAGATGAATTAAAAGATTACTTCGACAAACACCCTAACACAATTTTAGATGGTGAGCTTTATTGTGATAGATTATCACATGATTTTAATAAAATTTGCTCGCTAGTAAAAAAGACTGTACCTACAGTAAAAGATTTTCAAGAGAGCGCTGAAACAATACAGTATTGGATATACGATATAGTAGATTCAAAACTTAACTTTGAAGATAGATACACTCAATTTGAAAGTATAACACCAACAAAGAGTATTCGCAAAGTACCTACAACTTTAGCGTATACGACCAATCAATTAAATTCTTTATATGAAGAATACGTTGAAAAGGGGTATGAAGGTCAGATGGCACGTTTGAATAGACCTTACGAAAACAAAAGAAGTAAGTATTTACTTAAACGTAAAGAATTTAAAGATTCTGAATTTACTATTCTCGGTATTTTTGAAGGGGAAGGTAACAAGACAGGTATGGCTGGTTACATGACTTTTAAAAATCATAAAGGTATAGAATTTAGAAGTAACATTAAGGGTGATCGTGAATACCTTAAAGAGCTTTGGAAGAATAAGGATAAATATATTGGTAGAAGTGCTACTGTAAAATATTTTAACCTCACACCAGGTGATGAGGTACCAAGATTTCCATACGTTATTAATATTGATAGGGAAAGTTACGAATAAAAAATATTAAAAAAGTTCTTGAATTCAAAAAGGAACTTGTATAATATCTTGGTAGTTAATAAGAACATTATTTGTTCTTAAGTTCTTTAATAATTTTAGCCTAAGTGGCGAAATGGCAGACGCAGCAGACTTAGTTTTTGAGTGCACTGAAGGAAACTTCGGATGTAGAACCAATCAAATTCGGGGAAACCTTAGCTGGCAATCCCGAGCCAAGCCTACTAAATAGGAAGGTGTAGAGACTAGACGGTTGGAACCTAAAATCGTGAGATTATGGTTAAGGTATAGTCCAGACCACGAACTGTAAAGGTAGTGAAAACTATAGTGGTAAGAAAATCTGCTGGTAGTAATACCGTGCCGGTTCGAGTCCGGCCTTAGGCACCATTATAGCAGGTTGGAGAAGAAGTCTATCTAGTCACGCTCATAACGTGAAGATCGGTGGTGCAAATCCACCACCTGCTCCAATTTTATTGGTCTAGTAGCTCAATGGTTAGAGCAAGCGGCATATAACCGTTAGGTTGTGGGTTCAAATCCTATCTAGACCACCAAATGTCCTCGTAGCTCAGTTGGATAGAGCATCTGCCTTCTAAGCAGAGGGTCACAGGTTCGAATCCTGTCGAGGACGCCATTTTTTAGGCCGCATAGCTCAGTGGAAGAGCAGTTCCTTTACACGGAAAAGGTCGGAGGTTCAAACCCTTCTGCGGCTACCATTTTTAGTTTAAGCTAATATTAAGGGGATATTAAGGGGATATTAAGCAATGTTCTTGAGTTATAAATAATTATGTATGAAAACAATTATATGTATCTGCTTAATGATGATTACAGCCACAGTATTTGCTGATAATCAAAAACAAAACGATCAAGGTAAACCACATCATGCACCACCGAGAGTTCCAAAAGAACTTTTAGAAAAGTATGATACCAACAAAGATGGTAAACTTGATAAGAGTGAGCGTGAAAAAATTTCACCTGAAGATAAACAAAAGTTTAAAAGACCACCTAAACAACGTAGATTACATGATGTAGGTTAAAAACAACTTACAATTATGAAATGAAAATCGATGGGAAACCATCGATTTTCTATTGATATGTATACAGGATACACTATATTATTTTAATGAAACATTATTATATATTTTTAGATGATATAAGAGATCCAGCTGATGTAACCTGGGTAAAGATGCCTTCTTTTGACTATACAATAGTGAGAAATTATAATGATTTTGTTAAGTTGGTTAAAGAAAAAGGTTACCCACCATCATTTATTTGTTATGATCATGATTTAGCTGATTCACACTACCAACCTATAACGCTTTTAGGTCAACGTGAAATTAACTATTCCAAATACAAAGAAAAAACAGGTTATGAATGCGCTAAATGGATGGTAGATTATTGTTCGAAACTTTCTATCAAACACCCTAGATATGTAGTGCATAGCATGAACCCAGTGGGTAGAGTTAATATTGTGCAGTTCATTAACAATTACAATAACACTTTATGAGTGCTGGAAAAGGATCAAAACCAAGACCCGTAAATAAAACTATCTACAATAAGAACTACGATGAGATAAAATGGAGTAATAAAATTAAGAAAAATACACTTGTAGATCAAACTAGCAACACCAAATAAAATGAAACTAAGTTCAGACAACAAACGAATACTGGTCTGTGGTGATGTGCACCACCAAACATATAAACTTCACAGTATAATTAAACAAGAGTCACCTGACTTTATTGTTGTATTAGGTGATTGGTTTGACTCACATATTTACGATACATTATATGATTGTGAAAAGACTGCCAAGTATTTGAAGAAATTTATTTTTCAAGATAATACTGTTACATTATGGGGTAACCATGACTTACATTATTTCTTTACGAACAAGAATCTTCAATGTTCAGGGTATACAATGAATAAAGACCTTTGCATTACAGATGCATTAGATCCTGTCTTTAACCATGTAAAAGAACGGTTTCAATGGTACATATGGGTAGATGATTATCTATGCACACATGCAGGTTTGCACCCTAGATTCATACCACCACATGTTAAAACAAATGACGATATAGATAATTTTTTAAATAGTGAGTTGGAAAAGATTCACACCAATATTATTTCATCTAAAAACTATTGGGCTTACGGTGCAGGTCGTGCACGGTATGGTAGTCAAAGTGTAGGTGGTATTACTTGGCTAGACTTTGTTGATGAATTTGAACCGATCGATGGGTTAAAGCAAATAGTTGGTCATACGTTTTCACGTAACAATAAAATCTATTGTTATAATAGAGAAAAATACCAAGACCCTACGCAAGATGATAACATTTGCGTGGATGCAAATTTAGATGAATACCTTGTTATTCACAATGGTAAACTAACAATTAAACAGTATATAAATTCAAACAATGAAAAACAATATTGAACTTATTGGTTATTACGGATCTGATTCAATTCACGCATGTTCAGCATGGACTTCAACTAGTAGAAATCTTACCGATGAAAAAATTAATAGAATACCTAAACTACTTAAACAACTGGCTGATGCAGGCCATTACACACCTTTCGAAAAGTCTTCTCTTCATTTCCTTGTTGATACTGATATTGCTAGCCACATTCACATTCTTAAGCATCGGATTGGTGTTAGTGTTAATGGTGAATCTGCTAGATACAAAGAAATAAAAGAAGATAAATATCTTATTCCTAGCGATTGGAAAGATATTGAGTCTAACTTTGATGAGATAGGTGATGATAATATGCTAGGAGTTCAGAATGATAAGTGGACTAAGATTCTTCAAGATTATACTGAACTTGGAAATACTTTATATCATCAATGTGTAAAAGATCTTGAACCTGCTCTTGGTCGAAAACGAGCTAAAGAGTCCGCTCGTTATTTCAAGACCTATAATTCTCAGATTCAAGCTGATTTAATGTTTAATTGGAGATCGTTTTACCACTTTTTAACTCTCCGCAATCATCCAGATGCTCAAAAAGAAATAAGAGATATTGCTGCGGAAATGCTTAATTTGGTAAAAAATATTGATGGTCAACCATTTAAATACACTATTGAGGCATTTAACTTAAACATGTAATATAAACATAAATATTACATATGGCTAATGTTGATAGTGATAAGATTTTTAACACCTATAAACGCATATTAACTGAGAGCACTGAAAAGAGTGCGGGCGCTACTCTCGAACAAAGACTTCGTTTAGAAGGTTTAAAACGTCAACTCGGTAAAAAGATACCATTATTTCACTCTTTTATCAATAAAGTACCAGTTATTTTTGATAATACTATAGATACAATGGGTGTTGATAAGTTTGATAATCTTTATATTAGCCCAGATTTTTTTGATAGGTTGACCGATAAAGGTGCCATCGCCGTGTTAGCACATGAAATGTATCATGTGTTTCAAGAACATGTAAGTGATGCAGTTGCAAGAGGTATGCATCTTGCATTGTTTAATTTTGCAACAGATTACGTTATTAATAGGGATTTAGATAAAGATGGTTTAAATATAAAAAGAATTTTCAAAGACGGTTCAGAATTTCCTGCTGTAACCCCATTAAAATTGGGTGGCAAGTATTATATAAAGGTGGATGACGCTACTATTGACGTTACAAATAGCACTTACTATGAAATTTACATTCTTTTAAAAGAAGAATCAAACAAACGTAGTAAGAAAATAGAAGATTTTATCAAAGAAATAGAAAAAACACATGGTAAACCGCACGATGATCACGAAATGGTGGACCACGCACCGCCATTACCACCAAAACCACCAAAGAAAAATGTTTATAAAGTTGGTGACAAAGTAAAAGATTTAAGCACAAATATCACTGGCATAGTTGTTAAAGCTTCACCACCGGATGAGAAGGGTGATCAAATTTTAGATGTTGATTGGGATGTACCTGTTACGGAATCAACTTATCGATATATAATTGAGGCAATTACAACCGGTATACACAGTAGTACTGTTACTTTTGGTGACGATGAGGAACCAGGTAAAGGTGGTGACCCCGGTAAAGGTGGTGACCCCGGTAAAGGTGGTGAACCCGGTAAAGGTGGCGAACCAGGTAAAGGTGGTGACCCCGGTAAAGGTGGTGACCCCGGTAAAGGTGATGAACCCGGTGAAGGTGATGAACCAGGTAAAGGTGGTAAACCAGGTAAAGGTGGCGAACCAGGTAAAGGTGGTAAACCAGGTGAAGGTGATGAACCCGGTGAAGGTGATGAACCCGGTGAAGGTGATGAACCAGGTGGAGATGGTGTTAAAGGTGGTAAACCTGGTGGAGATGGAAGAAGAAGACCTGATAAAGATATTACAGAAGGACCTATAAAACCTCGTACAGGAAAAATATCTTCTAAAGAAAAACGTGAAGCTAAGGAAAAGGAAGACATAACAAAAAGAGAGTCAGAAAAAATACTTAAATCAGATAAGGAAAAAGGTTTCAAGGTTACCGGCGAAAAGCATGTTGATTGGGGTGTTGAGTTGAGAGATGTTCTTGTAAAAGCTAAAGAGTATGTATCAACTATAATGCCTGATTATAGATCTACCGCTATGGGTCGTTATCTAAGAAGTAGAAAAGAAGTTAAACAAAAAGTAGTTGTTACTGCAATGGTTGATACTTCAGGATCGGTATCTAAACGTATGTATACCAAGTTTATGAATGAGTTATTGAATGTAATAGATTCCGTATCAATGGACTCAGAACTGAACATTATAATGTGGTCATCGGGTGTTTATTCAACCGAAGATGAATTTCACATTGACCCAGCAGATACAAATAAACTTCAAAATATACCTTTTCAATCAGGTGGTACAAATTTTAGTAGTGCTGTTGAGTTCTATAAGAATCATGAAGATGAAATAGGCGATACAAATATTATTATAGTATTTACCGATGGTGAATTTAACGGTGTTGGAGATTTTAATGAAAATCTATTAGACCAAATACCTGAAGATGTGAAGATAGTGTTTACATTATTTCAACCTTCTACTAGACAAATAATAGACAGTTATAAACGCTCTAATATTTCTGTAATTGAAACTAACATTACAGCTTAACGGATTAGGTTATGATAATAAATAAATATATATACAAATATGGGTAACTTTAAAACATTCTTCATTGAAGCTGCAGGTAGATTTAAAATGCCAGGTATGGGTACCACCACAAGCAGTAACATATCTCGGTCCATTGCAAAAGGTACTGCTTTATCAGATGAAGAAGCTGAAAGAAGAGCTAGATTAATAGATCAATTTAAAGTCAAAAGAGCTAAAGATTACCCTGGTAAGTTCAATTTTGTTCTCACCGATACATTTAAACAGTTATTAGACAGTACTTGGTCTCTTTTAAAAGTAGAACCTGTATCATTTATAGTGTATGGTGATCCCGGGGTTGGTAAAAGTGATATCATTAGAAACGGAGCTAAGTCTTTAACAGTGAAAGAAAATAAATATTTTCCGTCCACTGACCCCGATGGTAACCCGGTGGAGAGAAAGTTTGTCGAGTGGGATTCATTACAACCACAAGAAAAAGATGTGGTAATGGATCACCCCGAAAGGTATTACGCATTACTTGATATAAGAGCTGCATTTTTCACTACTGCTTCTCTTGAAGGTTTACCTGTCACAGCACAACGAAATTTAGATAATGATTTAGAAGATTACAACTCGAAACGGTTTTTTGATGTTATACCGCAAAGATTTATAGCTTACATAACAAATCCAAAAGCTGCAGGTGTATTATTTTTAGATGAGTTTAATCAATCAAGCACAGAGGTTAAAAATATTTTCTTGAAAATTATTCTCGATAGAAAATTTCAAGACTTACCCATCTCACCTAGAATTTTAATTTTAGCTGCTTCCAACATAGGTGCAGCATTTAGAGGTCAGGATATGAACCCAGCACTTTCATCAAGGTTTATGGGGGCTGTTCTTGTTCCAGACCCTGAAGCATGGTACAAGTATGCTGAACAACAAGGCATTGATGATTGGATTATTGACTTCGTTAAGCAAGACCCAGACCAAAACTTTTATAGATTTCCAGCAGATAAGAACGTACAGTTTCCATCACCTCGTTCAATAAGTCGTTTTAGTAAAGGTTTCAAAGAGTTGCTTAAAGAGTATGATGAAATAAAAGCAACAGGTGATGAACAGCAAGAAAGAGAATTTGATCTTATGGGTCAAATTAAAACATTAGCTGCAGGTTTAATAGATTCACAATGGGCTGATGAGTTTATTGATCACCTTAAAAAATCACATGAATTTGATATTGCAGGTCTTGCTGCAGATGAAGAAAAATTTAAATCAATGGGTATGACAGAGCAAAAGAGATTATCTCAGGTGCTTATACGTAACATACTTCCTGAAATTGATGATGCAGTA